TACTCTATGTAAAATGGCAAGGTATAGATATGAGATGCACACTTGAGCAAGTCAAGTCTATACCTCAGTCAGACATATCAGTAGACATACGTGCTGTTGATTGGAGTAATACTGGCATTGAATTCTGTGGATGTATTGTTCATGAACAATTGCCAGATGTGATTCATATGGTCATACCATCAACAGAAAGTACTTTGTCGTACATAAGTGTGCCATTAAATCATGTCAAACATTACTTCGGACACAAAAAAATAATGAGAGAAGAGTGGAAGAAGTTAATACTAAATGAGATTGATTCGATAGCAAACTCACACATACAACAAATGCAAATAGAATTTTAGGAGTGTAAATGAAAACAAAAATGAAAGAGGGTTGGATGCCATCAAAAGAAACTATTACAAACATGATGTCATCTTGCCCGGAGGTAAATATACAATATGAAAAAGATAAGTTCGTTGATTACTACCTTGCCAATGGAGGCGTATCTGCAAATTGGGAAGCAACGTTTAGGAATTGGATCCGTAGAGCAGATGAGTACCGTGTCCGCAACGACAAGAGTACAGGACATTCTGCAACAAGTACCGATTCAGTTCAGAAAAGGAGGCGTAGAATACTTAGTGTTGCGAAGCGAACAGATACAGAATCAGATGGGAATAACAAGAGACTTCCCAAAGACTGACCGCGCTGATGGTATCGCACCTGATATCTTAACCAGTTGTAGTGCTGACATGAAGCCATGTTCTAGGGAGGATGTGGCTATATGTCTTGAGACTATAGCTAGTACATTTCAGGTCAAGGTTCCAGATGATTTAGGATTGACTAGATACTTTGATTTACTATGCAAGTATCCAAGATTTATTATAGATCACTGCACTGAGAGTATAATCAAAGAGTATCCATACCCTAGACTACCAGTACCCAAAGATTTTATAGACAGATGTGAGCCAATGTATGTTGAACATTATGATTGGCTATACAAGATGACTAAAAATTTTATGAGACTAGAAATATGGATGCAAGGTGACCAGAAGATACACAACAAATACTTAGATAAAGTAGAAGATAAGTAGTATAATTATAGAACAAACATAGGAGACATTATGTTATCACAACAACAAATAGAAGACAGAAAGCGTGGCATTGGTGGATCTGATTCAACAAGAATCATGACCGGTGACTGGCAATCTGTTTGGGAAGAGAAGACAGGTCGTAAAGAACCTGACGATCTCTCTAAAAATATAGCAGTGCAAATAGGTATTGCTACAGAAAAAGTTAACTTAGACTTTTTAGGTTATGAGTTAAACGAAACAATAATCAGAGATGTAGATGTTAACAGTACTGGTGTACATCCTGATTGGTTGATGTCACATCTAGATGGTATGACACTTGACAAAAAGATACCGATAGAATGTAAGCATACATATCATGGCAATCGCTTTGATGTATTAGCTGAACGTAACTACTGGCAGATGCAACATTACATGATGCACACTGGTGCAACATGGATGTATCTCTCAGCTATATTTGGTAACAACAAATGGGAACACGGTGTAATAGATAGTGACATGGGAGACCAACAACGATTGTTTAAAGTTCTTAGTTACATCTGGGAATGTGTTGTCAATGATGAACAGCCAATAGATGTAGAGTTACCGGTAACACCAAAGCCAGATGACATTGCTATCAATGGATTAAAGTCAATAGACTTAAGTAAAGATGATGAGTTCTTAGAACAAGTAAAGCTATACAAAGCTACCAAACCATTTGTTATACAACACAATGAACATAAAGATAATTTAAAAAGCAGATTAGATAAGACCAAGCATCGTAAAGTATACGGTGCAGGTATATCTATATCATTAAACAAACGCGGAATCATTAGTCTAAAGGAGGACAAAGATGAGTAACTATACAGAACAGTTGATTGCTAAATTTAAAAGCGATTACAAGCTAGGTAGTGCAGACTTCTGGGATCTTAAAAGAGGTGGCAAAACTACATGGATAATTAAACACAATGCTCTAGAAAAAGTAGCAGCTCAAGACAACATTACATGGACACTAGATGTACTTAACTTTAATCCAGATGTTGTTGTTAAGTGTATAGCTACACTAGGAGACAGGACTGTAGAATCATTAGGTGAAAGCAGTAAACAAAATACAATGAACTCTTATCCATATGCAATGGCAGAGAAGAGAGCAGTAGATAGATGTATCTTAAAACTATTGAATGCTCATGCTTACTTGTATTCAGAAGCTGAAGCTGATGATTTTAAGGAACCTGTTGGTAATAAAAAAGTTAAACTATTGGAGGATAAAATAAATGGCAAATGATTTAAACAGAGTATGTTTGATAGGGAGGCTCGGCAAAGATGCCGAGCTTAAAGATTCAAGCAGTGGCAAACAGTATATGAAGTTTAGTCTAGCTACTAATCGTATGAAAGGTAGAGAAGAAATGACTGACTGGCACAACGTTACTGTCTGGAATGAAAAACTTGTTGAACATCTACACCCATATCTGGTCAAAGGCAAACAGATATATCTAGAGGGATTGGCTACGTCATGGAGAAAAGATGACGACCACATCATACCTCAGATAGAAGTAAACTATGGACACAACATACAGCTATTGGGTGAGAAGATGTCTAAGCAAGACAGCGCCAATGTAGAAGAAATCAAATCGGTATTCAATGCTGATGAACCACCATTCTAGGAGGAACAATGACACCAATACAACTAGGCGTACTCAAATACATTAAGAAGTATATAGATACTACGGGTGTAAGCCCGACATATCGTGAGATAAAGGAGGGGTGTAACCTCTCCGCTATCTCTCATGCTCATAAGATTGTTGATGTCTTGATTAAAAATGCACATCTTGATATGGATCCAGCTGGTCATAGAAAGATAAGGCGTAAGGCAGACAGCGACAGACATGAGTAGCAACAAGAAAGAAAAAAAAATAATGAACTACATGGCACAAGTATATGGCTGTGTAGTTTGCAAAAGAGAGGGCTATGGATTTACAGAAGCAAGCATTCATCACCTGCGAACAGGCATGGGAATGGGACAGCGAAGTAAATTATTTATCCCACTCTGCTGGAATCACCATCAACATCCTGAGCATGGGATACATGGTGGTACCAAATCATGGCAGAAGAAACATGGTACTGAGCTAGAACTATTAGAGTATTATAATCTTACTAGCGAAGAGGGTTATCAGATCGAGCCTTAATCTCTTCTACTTTAGCTTTGAGTACAGCTATCTCTGCCTTATTAATAGCTATGTCTTGTTCCAGAGGTTTAATATCTGGAGCAGACTTAGCTTCTAACACATCAACTCTTTGAATTAATTGTCCTTGATAGACAAATAACCCACCTATAGTTATCGCTAAACCTACAATCCCTGCTATTGTTTTAATATCCACGTATTCTCCTTAAGTGTTCTTCAGCACGTATTCTATTACTTACTGCTTCATCAATCTTTTTTTTACGTTGTTCCATACTGTCTTGATATGGCGACTGAGCTGACGCATATAATTGTCTATCATCTGTGTAATTTCTTCTAGTATAATCATCTATATTCCCTCCATCTATTGATGGCTGTATAAGTATATTATTATTCTTAGATGTATAACTGTCAACAGATGTTGAACTTGCTATAGCTTTAGCTACTAACAGATTAACTTGTTCTAGCTTTTGGGTAACGCTACCTGTAGTTTGTTCGACTTGTCTAGTTATATTTGCTATCGAAACATCGATACTATCTTGTTCCACAATTGCAACATCTTCATCTTCAGTGACAACGGCTGTACTTTCTGATGCGGTTTCCACTCCTGTATCTTCGGTTGATTCAATTGCGACTGGACTTTCTTCACTTCCAGATTCTTCTCTAACCTCTGCGACTTCTGTGATTTCTTCAGGCTCGGGGTTTGGTTCGACAGGTCTAGCTTCTTCGGTACCTCCTGCAACTTCTTCTGAGTTTTCAATTCTTTCAGCTGTTGTCTCGATGTCTGTACTTTCTGTATTTTCAACTCTTTCTTCTGGGACTTCGACTTCTGCTGAGATTTCCTCGATTGTCTCC